AAATTAAAAAGACAATAGCCAAAATACAAGAAAAAACTTTAAAAACTTAAGAGTGATTAACTAAAAATATTACAACCGTAATTTTTAGCGCAAAAAAACAGGCCGCGGCCTTTGGTTACATGTGTAACTGCCGGATTAAACAGGGAAGAAAAGGCCGCTTTTTGCATAGAAAATCACTTATGCATTGATTTTAAGCGCATGAATTAATCTAATTTTTAACTATTACTTGTTTGTAATCATTTCGTAATATAGTTTAGAATTTGTTTAGAAAGTTATTACGACGGTTTTGTAACATTTGACGGAAATAAAATGGCATAAAATGACTATAAAGCCTTATGACAAGCCGATTCTAAGCATATTTGAAAAATGAGATATTATAACTATTGTTAAAAAAATAATTATACTTGACAAGTGAGGAATGAGACAGGAAGAAATGCATAAATTAATGAATAATTGTATAAAAAATCGGTTACACATGTAACCTTTACGGCCTGGGATACACAGAAAAAGCGCGCTTTTCGGCGGCGTTTTGGGTGATTAGCAGCGATGTTAGCATAAGCTAACAAAAAATGAATTGAAAGGCCTTAAAACCTTGTGTTTACTTGCTTTTTGTTCAAAAACACAGCAAAATAAACTATTTTGTTGGGTTTTTACGTTTGAACAGCGGAAACCTGGCACGAAAACCCCCAGACCTATCCCTTCTAAACTTCGATATTCCGCCCAGCAATTCACCGCCACCTCAAATTGCGCTGCGCAAATCCGGGGCATTTCCGGCTAAAAGCGCGAGGGAATCAAACGAATACGCCGGGGAAATGTGCAATAATATGGTGTTTCCTGGACCTCCAGGGAACCCGCGCCCGGGGCCTGCCAGGACCGCGCCTTGAACATTAATCCCGGGGCGATTGATCAACGCCCGTTAGAATCCAGGCCGCACAAATATTGTAATAATTTTTTATTAATTCTGAGACAAAACCCCTCCGCCAGCACCTATATATATTGAAGCGAGAGATGCGTACAGCAATTCATTATATAGAATAAAATATTTTTTGCATCTCGGGGGGCGCATTCCCCGGGCGGGATGAAGCTATATAACGCACAAGGTACCCTTCCTCCGGGGCGGGGTATCAGCACATATAAAGAAGATTCCGACAAAATGTCAATACATATTGAGTCTAATTTTTTATAAAGGGGGTTAGCAGATGGATGAAATAAATTATCCGGTTGCGGAGCTGATGGATCGGTACTGTTTTTACCGTCAGAAGTATGTGATGATGGGAAAGGATTTCACTCGTCATATTAACGGAAGGTATACCGGGAAAACAGTATATAATCATTTGCTTGGCAACATTGCGCTATGTGTATTTGCTGGCCCATCGAACACAACGTTCCTTTCTGTAGATGTAGACTATAAGGATGCCAAGGTTGTGCATAAAGTTATTGACACGATGGAAGATCTTGGGATCCCCCGGGATATGATTTATGTATCGACTTCTGGCGGAAAGGGTTATCACGTTGACATCTTCTTTGAGGAGTCGATTTACAACTGGCGGGCGAAAGTACTGTATGATCTGATTATATACTTTGGCGGGCTAAACAAGCGCAAGGTAGAATACAGGCCTAACGCGTCCCAGGCGATTAAGCTTCCTCTTGGCGTACATCAGAAGACAGGGAACCGATGCTGGTTTGTTGATCGGGAAACGCTTGAGCCTATTGAAAGCTTTGAGTACATCAAGACTACGCAAAAGATTCCGGCGTGGGTGATTGACAGGGTGCTTAAGGAAGGCAATAAGCGCAGATTCAATCTGTTATTACATGAGGCGATGGCGGAAGAATTACCTGTTAAGTCTGCGCAGAGGACAATTCGTGCTCCGGAGCAGTATCAACTTACGGAACCTGGGACAAGGCATAAGACGATGATTCAGGTTGCGCTTAGTTTATATAGGAACGGCGGCAATTATGATAGCATACATCAGGGCCTTGAGGATTGGTTGCTCAGGCAGGATCAGAGTTTAATCAAGGATCCGTTCGAAGAATGCATGCGCGATGTTGATAACATTACAGGGTGGGTTATGCAGAAGGGTCGGCGGCGCGAGCTTGGCGAGGATCTGACGCATGAATACACAGCAGAGACGCGTATTTTCAAAACCGACGCAGACCGGATTATAACGGGTAGTACAAAGAGCGCCAGACTGATGGCGTTTTTATTTACTATCTATTGCGACAGATATGAATACTGTGGCATAGGGCAGAATAAGTTGTGCGAGTTACTTGGGATCGCCTCGAAGCAAACAGTTGTTACTGCGGAAAGTGATCTTGCGGACAGAAAACTTTTTATAAAGACGCGGGGAGGGTTGCGGTTTACCGGGGATGCGTACAGGAAAGTGACGAACAAGTACAGATTCCCGGAAGAATATCATCGTTCTGGTGAGTGCATTAAGATTAACGAGACTGTAACGGCGGATAACATCTATGATTTATATATCATGGCGATTGCGACGCTGTGTGATGGCGATGTCCTAAAGGAGCATTTAACAGGAAAAGAGTTAGAAGATTGCAGACTGTTTCATCAGGCAGGGGGTGATGCGAATGCCGCAGAGAGTAGTGCTTCAGACGGAAGCGGGACCGCTTGAGTATATGGGGTTCGTGGACAACACGGAGCTTGGGCTGGCGTACAGGAACAAGGAGATTGCTATTGGGGCGCAGATCGTATACCGGACGAATGTGTGCGAGATCATCGGCGAGTATGAGGACGGCGACGGCTTTGTATGGCCTTTGCTGCTTGTGGTGACTATGGAGGTGTGATGAATGGACATCAGTAGAACGATTGGCGGGCTTGCGCTGATGAAGCTTATTTTCCATGCGGAAGGGCAACTGTCCGAGATGGGGGAAGTGCTGGACAGCGCGATTGCGGTGCTGAAGCGCGTGGCAGGTCTGGAGGATGAGGCGCTTACTGTGCTGGATTATTACGGCACGGTGAAGACCGACATGGCGGAGCGGGTATGCAGGCTCCTTGAAACTATCTATGCGGTGGACTCACAGGAAATGTGACAATATGGCGAGATAAACTCGCAGATAATGTGATGAAGAGGAGCATGTGGCGCTGCTCCCTTTTTATATATATTCAATAAAGTATTAAGGAGAAATGATTGACATGAAAGAGTTATATGAAAAGATTCGGGATGCGGCGTTCAACTTCCGGAAGGCGATGAGCAACGGCGTGACGCCGCGCCAGCAGATCGAGCAAATGAAGAACCTGCTGTACAACAATCTGGACGGGATTGAGAAGGCGCTTGAGTTCGCGGCGAAGAACGCGAGCGATGTAGAGGTACTTACGCTGGAGCTTGCGGACGCGGAGGCCGAGATTGCTCGGCTGACTGATGAGCTGAAGGCGAAGGGCGGTAAGGGCAGGAAGAACGGCGGGGACGCCAATGCCTAACAGAATGGGATATGTTCCGCTGAGTGAGGAACGGGTCGTATCCAGACTCCTGAAGGACAGGTCGGTATAGGACGCGTCGTACTACCCGACGAACGACATGGCAAGTATTCTGGATACAGAAGGCGGCTTCGGCCTGAACGAAGAGGCGCTGTGCGTATATGCTGATATCGACAGACTGCTGGGAAAGGCGGGACTGTCGGACGGCGAAGAGGTGGTTGTGTCGTGGGTGATGAAGGGATACGGCCTTTCCGATATCGCCGAGCATTACGGAAAGACACGGCAGATATTTGAGATCCTGTTCAAGCGGGCTGTGAAGAAGATCGTCCGGGCGAACAACCGGGAATGGGAAGAATGCACGGGCGGAACGCTTGAGGATTGAGGGAGGAACCATGTGGATTACTTATATCGCTGTAGCGACATGGTGCGCTATGGCTTATTTATTGCCTGTCGTCGCGCTGATTGTATGGATCAGGCGGAGGCGTGACAAGGAACCTGTGATACAGGAAGAGGATTGCGAATGATTGAGGAGAATCATCCGTGCGAGAAATGCCCTATCCGGGAGGTCTACGCGAAGCTGTTTGATATTCATTTCTGGGGTGATGACTGCATGTACTGCTGCGACGAGTATGAGGAGTATATACGGAATGAAAGAAAAGAACAGGTGGTTCACAGGGACGCGTTATATTGCCCAGAGGAAGGCGTATAAGAAGGCTCGTCACCGGAGAACAATCGAGCGGGCGTTCAGATCCTACTTCCTGGGATGGTCTAATGGACACGAGTACATGAAAGGAATAAACGGCAAATGAACAGTTATGAGTTTGAGGTAGCGGCGAAGAACGCCGTGATCGAGGAACTGCGGAAGCACGACACCATTGTGGATATCAGCGAGCTTCAGCTTGTGTGGTTCTGCCACATCGTCGGCAATAAGAAGGCGCTGATCTACGGGCCTGAGATGGAGAACCTGTACGCGGAAGTTACGTATGTAAAGGACTCCGAGGTCATGTATGTCGATCTGTATGAGAAGGTCGAGCATCAGGCGGTGCCGCTGTCCGAGTGCGATATTGAGGCGCATGTATGAAACTGCCGTCCGGATGGGTGTTTATCCCTAAGATGAAGGACGCGCTTACAGTCACGATAGAGAAGCGCGAGCTGATCACCTGCGGACAGTGCAGACACCGCGACCCCGAGGATGGAACGTGTGACTGCGGCGGAATGCCGTGGGATACATAGGTGCTTTGGGTTCCGGCGGACTGGTATTGTCCGAACGGAGAGAAATGAGTATATGCGGGTAGCCAAGCACAGAGCGCGGAGCTACAAGTGGTGACCATTGGCACCAACAGGGCAATGCGCGTAATAGGCGAGAAGAAAATATAGCCAGGTCGGAGGAACGCTCCGGGGAACAACCCGGTTGGCACCATGTGGGAGCAGGATGGCGGAATAAGACGCGGAGGAGGGCGATGCCGCGCAGGTATACAGGCGAAATCCCTCTTACAAAACGGCATCATGCGGGATGCAATTTCCCGCCCTGCTTCGTGCATGGATCAAAGCCAGAATCAAGTTCACGATATCCTCCTTGGATGCGCATGATTAAGTAATTGGATCCGCATGGGACGCATTGTCTGGAGCGGTACAAGACGCGACTGCATGCCCCGCATTTCTTTAAGATAAAACTTAACAATACGCTGGAAGTTTGTGCAGAAAGCAGACTGCTTTTTATACAGCGGCGGACAGAAGGGTGCCGGACCGTGAATCAGTGGGGAGTCCGGTGAGGCGGCAGAGAAATGGGACAGCCGCCATTTTATAATTCGGAGGTCAGAATGGAAAAAGAGCAGGAATATATTGATCTCGAGGAAGTGAATGCAATCGTCAAGCTTCCTGAAAACGCCGTGAAGGTGGAGCTGAACGTTCATGTGTTCGATGGCGAGAAGATCGTCAAGGCGAGCAAGACCATGGATATCTCGGAGATCAGGGACGCGTTCCGCCTCGCGGAGGAATACTACGATGATCCGGAAGCTTACTATACGCTGACGGATAAAGGGAAGGAATTCGTTGCGCAGCTGAAAAACGAGAAATATATGTGAGCGTTCAGCACTCAGCAATAATTCCGACGGAACCCTGCTTCAGACGGATCGATCTTCAGGGACGAGGCAGGAGGTCTGCGGAGTTATTGTTGAGCGGTACGCCGAAAGGCAAAAACGGGGGTGTTTTCATGTCCAGATATTCCAATCTGATGAAACACAAAATTCAGCAGAAGAAATCGTATATGAACCGTCTTTGCGACAAGGACTACGGCGGAAGCATGAAGATGATGGAGGATGACCGGAAGAACGGGGAACCGGACTGGCGCGGACATCCTAGAAGGAACAAGGGGTTTGAGTACTGGAAGACCTTCTATCTGAGCGGATGCCGGAGGTTTGCGAAGAGCGCGACGAACCGGATCATTAGAGCCAGATACCGGGAGCTTCTGAGGAACGCTGATCCAGAGGATGTGCAGGCGCTTCGCGGGGCGGACTACGAAAAGATGTTTGATTACCTGTGGACAGTATGGTGATTCAAGATGATGAAAGATAAAAAAGAAGAGAACAGGAAGCTGTGCGAAAGGTTCCCGTTCCTGATCCCCTGGAACCGATGGAGCGGCAAGCTGATCACGGAGGCACAGGACGGCGGATACTGGCCCGGGGAACCTGACGCGGTGCCGGAATACGACTATGACTACACGGAGCTTGACTCCATGCCTTATGGATGGCGCAAAGCATTTGGGCTTCAGCTCTGCGAGGAGATCAGGGCGGCGCTGATTGAGGACGATGATCTGGAGCGCTGGCGCATCGTTCAGATGAAGGAGAAGTATGGGGTTATCACGATCTATGACAACGGATACAAGCAAGGGTCCAGAATCCCGGATATCATACGAAAGTATGAATACATCAGCCAGAAGACCTGTATCTGCTGCGGGAAGCCAGCGACAAAGGTGACGACCGGGTGGATCTCTCCGTACTGCGACGACTGTGTGCCGACGGATGAGCGAGCAATAGACATTGACGAATACTATGAATACGAGGGGGAATGAGACTCATGGCAGAGATGACTGTTCAGGTGACGGAACAGATGGCGGACTTTATTGGCTGGGCGAATGCTCAGGGTCAGGAAAAGATTCGGGGAATCATCCGGGATCATCTGGCGAAGATGAAGGCCGAGGCGGAGCTGAAGGGTAATCAGACCGCAGGATGGGACGCGGCGCTGGAACCGAACGACGGTGCTGACCAGTGGAAGCACGGCGGCGACTGCAACCTGTGCAGGAAGGCGGAATACTGCCTGACGAAGTGCAGAGCGAACAAACTGCTGAAGAAGGTCACGACGCCGCTTCTGTATCAGGAATACCTGAACGACGTACCGGAGGCTGCCGCGAAAGCAATCAGCCCGGAACAACTGGCGCAAAGCATTCAGAGCGCACAGTAAAAGGAGGGATGGCGGTGAGCCATTACGCTGTTGTTGTGTTTGCTGAGGACGGCGATTTCGACGGACTGCTCGCGCCTTATAACGAGGCTGATGAGAAGTATAAGGTCTTTGTCCCGAAACCGTATGAACAGATTGAAGAAGAGTTCAATCGCTTCAAGCTGAACAACCCGGACTGGACGATGGAGATGTATCTGGACCAGTACTCGCATGAGGACGGGGAGTGGGGATACCGGGAGAACCCGCAGGGATATTGGGACTGGTATACGCTGGACGGAAAGGATTACCTTTTCGAGCTGAAGGACGGCGCGAAGCCGGACGACAGGGGCGACTACCATAAGGCCGACTACCTCTGGGAGGAAGATGACGAGGTGTTGGCGGAAAGCGCCGGACAGTTCTGGGATCGGTACATCGCTACTGCTAAGAACGGAGATCCTCCTTCTCTTTACAGGCGCGAGTATTATCTCGAGCGGTATAAGACAAAAGAACAGTATATGCAGGAATGCAGCAAGACAGTTCCCTACGCGTTCATCACCCCTGACGGGAAGTGGCATGCGCCCGGACGGGTTGGGTGGTTCGGTATGAGCGATGAAAACGCTGAAGACTGGAACCGATATGAGAAAGAATGGCATGCGTATCTGAAGACCGGGGATAATCCCTGTGTCAGCATTGTGGACTGCCATATATAACAAGGAGTGAATATCGAAATGGAAACGAAGAAAAAGATGAAGATGTCTCCCCCCTGGGTTGAGTACATGAACAAGCTGGTCGCGCTTTTCGGGGAGGATCCCGACATTCGGATTGCCTATGACGAAACGACCTATAAGGTTACGCTGTATGTGAATGGCGTGGACAAGGCGGAAGCGCTTGGACGGATTCTGCCGCCCGAGAAGAAGCACGGAAACATCACGCAGGAGATCGCGGTTGTTCCTGCCAACAAGGAATGGGATACTGCCGATCTGTACAGGAAGGCCTTCGAGGGCAATCCGGTGTTTGACGCGCTGGTGGAGATCGATCCCTATAACACGGGATGCCCGTTCTGCTATGTCATGTTCAAGAAGCAGGTGCTTCAGTTCTATGATGACAATATGGGCGATCCGAACGGAAACGTTACACTGCTCGCTCAGGATATCGCGAAGGATATCTTCCGGGACGAACAGCACGGCATCTTCTTCAGTACGTCTGAGGAGTGAGGCGGCATGTTACCGGATTATACTCCCGAGGAAATGCTGTATGATATCGATCACTGCACAGGCCCCTGCGGTCAGCTTTGCATGAGCTGTCCCGAGGCCTTTGCTCTGAGAGATATCCGGAAGATCATTGCCGATCTTCTGGAGGAGAACAAGAAATACAAGGCGATCTTTAAGAGAATCGCAGACGAAAACTTCAAGGCTGAAATGTCCAGAACGTATGGAATTTCTTTCTGATGTTTGTTTGCAAAACGGATTATTTGTTTAATTATATATGAGGGAAGGGATTTTATTGGCGTATGGATGCAGAATCATTGAGCCGAATGGGAAGGTCTGCGTGATCAAGGCGGAAACGAGGGAACAGATTCCGGAGCGGGTGCAGGCGGTACTTGAGAAGTGGGAGAAGTACTGCGACCAGAATTGGCTGAACGAGTCCGGCGATGTATATGCCCCGGCGCTCAAGGCCAAGCGCCTTCTTGATTCGCTTGCCTATTTTCTTCTTTCGGGCAACACGCAGGGTATCGAAACGGATTACAAGCATGTGATGCATTCCAAGCGCGAAATCCCCGTCTCGAGCTGTCCCAGCAACATTGAGAACATGCTGTACTCCACAGAGGTTCCGGGGCCAAACGCAAGGCGCGAGGAGAACGCCGAGTTTGAAACGCTTCTCCAGCGACTGGACGCGAGGGCGGAGCCGTACATACAGCAGAGAGCCAGAAGGGCTAAACCTCCTGAAAGCAGATTTCACCGTCATGAGCGGAAGGGAATCCACGGCGGAGAATGGTGCGTCGTCGATACAGAACGAGTATTCAAGATAGGGGATCGGTATTTCCGAATCGACGACGGCGAAACACAATACGATCCGATCCTCACAAAATACGGAGAGCTTTACGACATGGATCGGGTTCTCGCGTATGACGGTAAATTCTATGACATGGATTTTCATGAGATCCATGTGACTCCGGTTGAAGGTACCTGATCAACCATGAGACACACACAGCAATTTATTTATATATGATTAATTAAAAGATATTTTTTCGTGTCTCGTTTTATTTTTATGGATGGGTGGGTACCCCAAACGGAACGAGGGCATTGTCTCTAAAACAATGAAATTGCAAATAGTATCAGTTCGAGTCTGATCCCACTCACCAACGAAGATGCGTACAGCAAGCTTTTTTTATTTTTGCCTAAAATAAATTTGCATCTTGAAATCTCCAAGGCTCCCCTCAAAAGGAGCCTTGTTTACATATAGAACCTGGGGCCTAAAGATCGGCTTATGATGCGGGTCAGTTTACCGCTGGGTCCCACAAGATAAAGGATGTGAAGGAATTGGGCCGTTTGTTGGACCAGCTTGAGGAAGAGGAAAAGAAACGCCTTGTGCAGGAGATTCTGGATAAGAAGGCAGGATTGAACGACAAGGACTGGGGAGAGATCGCGGAGGATTACGATCTTGCCTGCAACTCCGAAACACTTCGGAAGGCGGGGGTCGGGGTCAAGCTCGCGAGCGACGCAGGTATGGCTTTTGGGAAACAGGAGCAGACCTGCATGGACGCCGGGTATATAGAGCGGCAGAAGCTGTACGATCTTCAGAAGGGCATCCGGAAGGATCTTCGGGAACAGTCCAGGAGTGAGCTGCTCCGGGAGATGATCCGGGACGCGATCAAAAGTCTTCCTCCGATGCAGATGCCGGAAATTAAGATCAGACCTCAGGAACAGCGGTCAAGGGATCTTGTGATCGGCATGGGTGATTTCCATTACGGCGCAAACTTCACTGTACGCGGGCTGTTCGGCGAGGAGATCAACGAGTACAGCACGTCGGTGTTTGAGCGCAGGATGAATGAATTGGCGGAGCGCATTTGCGAGATTGTCAAGAGAGAAACGCCGTACATGATTACGATCATGATCGTCGGGGACATGCTTGACGGCATGCTCCGAAACAGCCAGCTCATGCGGCTTGAATGCGGTGTGGTGGACAGCGCGATCTGGCTGAGTGAATTCCTTTGCCAGTGGCTGAACGATCTCGCGAATAAGACGAGGACTCCGGTGCGTGTTTACGCGGTGCGCGGAAACCACGGAGAGATCAGACCGCTTGGCTCCAAGGCCGGGGCTTTCCCGGAGGAGAACATGGAGCGGATTGTGATGCATTTTCTTTATGAACGCTTTGGGAATCATCCCAGCGTTATGGTGATGGACAGTGACTGCCCGAATGTGCGGATGGTGGATGTCTGCGGATATCAGGTCATGCTGACGCACGGACAGGGCGTAAATATTGAGTCGATGGCGAAGGACAGCGTAAACCTGTATCACAAGCCCATCGACATGTTTATGGTCGGACATCTTCATAAGGGCCAGACGTTCGTCTCCGGGATTATGAACGGAACAAACGTGATGGTCGAGCGAGTGCCGAGCCTGTGCGGTGTTGATCCATACGCGCAGAGCCTTGGATACGGCGGACAGCCTGGAGCCACCGCGATCCTGATGGAGAAGGATTACGGGCGCAGATGCGTCTATCCGATCATTCTTAAATAAGGTAAAGGTGAGAGGATGCCAAAGAAAAAGGTCGCATCCAAACTGTGTGTGAAGTGCAACCGGATCATGCCGCTTGACAAGTTCAGCGCCAACAAGCTGTGGGCTTCACAGCAGTACCGGGATGCATGGTGCACGGAATGCACCAGAGCTTATTGTGTGGATGAGAAGACAGTAAAGGAATACTGCTTCCAGAATAACCGAAAATTCAAGGAGAACGCATGGGAGGCGGCAAAGAAGAAAGCCGCGTATGATCTGGCGAACAACAAGATCTGGCTGAACCCCATGACCTCTCCAGAAGACAAACAGAAGGAAGAAGCCCTTGCGCAAGCAAGGGCTTTTTTAATTATCAAGAATAATGCCTACGCCTACGAGTACGAGGAAAACCTGCATGTGACAGAGAGCACACGGGACGCAGTCGTTCACGAGTTCACTGAGGAGAAGGATAAGCCCTACTACGACAAGGTCTGGCAGGGATGGTTCACGCCGGAGCAGGTCGAGTGGATGAACGAGAAGTACGACCAGTACAAGGAAGACTTCGTGTTGGATAACATCAACATGCAGGACTACACCCGCAAGGTCATCAAGGCTTCGCTGAACGCGGACATTGCGGAGGATCGCATGCGGCGCGGGCAGGGGACGGCGAGCGACTACAAGGAAGCACAGAAGATCTTCGATGATCTGTCCAAGTCTTCCAACTTCGCCGCCTGCCGGAGAAAGCCGGGGGAAAGCTCGGGCATGGGATCTCTCGGAGAAATCATTCTCCGGCTTGAGACGCAGGGATACCTTGACGAGAATCCATACACATTCCCTGATGATGATATCGACAAGGTGATCGAGGCGTATCAGTACACGCTGAAATCCATCGGGATGGAGATCCGGTAATGGCTTCGATTGAAAAGGTTTCGCAGATCAGGGAACTGCGGAACTATGAGGCCTGGGCCAAACAGATCTGGTTTTGGCGGACGCATCTCGACAGATTCATTGAAGATTACTTCAAGATCAAGCTGAAGCCACAGCAGCGGGTGGATGCGAGAGTTTTCGGGATCACGCAGAACGCGGACTTTGTCAAGAACAGAGGTGCGGGCAAGACGTGGCTGATCTCGATCTGCTGTATCGCGATGGGCGTCCTTTATCCGGGAAGCCTGATCGCGGTCATCTCCAGTACGGCGGAACAGGCTGTTCTGGTCATTAAGAAGATCGACGAGAAGTTTATCGCGTATCCGGACGTGCTTCGGGAGATTGACTGTACGAGACACAATCACCCGGTGCAGATCAATGCGCACAAGGGCGTCTGCACACTGAAGAACGGGAGCAAGATCGAGAGCTATTCCATGGGAACCTTCCGGGGTAACCGTGCGAAGATACTGATTTGCGATGAGGCCCCGGATATCAAACAGCAGGATCTGGAGGCAATCGCAAAGCCTGTTACAAATGAGACGAGAGATATCTGCATCCAGCGCGGGATTCATGATTATGACAGCAAGATCATCAGCATGACTTCCGCCTGCCTGAAGAATAACTACTACTATACCGGGTTTGTCAACAAGCTGAAACGGATGGCGCAGGGTGAGAAAAACGTGTTCGCATGGGCAATGTCCTATACGGAAGCTGTCCGGGAAGGCATCAGCAAGCAGAGCTACTTCGACGAACAGCGCAAGGGCATGACCGAGGAGAAATTCAAGATGGAATATGAATCCATCTTCCTCGGCGCGGCGGACGGTGCGGTCTTTCCTTTTGACCTGACCGACAGATGCCGGACGCTGACCGATGTGGAAATCGCGCAGCCCGCCAAGTGTACGGTGGACTATGTGATGTCGCTGGATATTGCGACCTCTTCCGCATCCAATTCCGACAACGCCGTGCTGACCACCATCAAGCTGGTCGAGCTAGAGAACGGAGGATATCTGAAACAAATCGTCAGGATTCAGTCCTTCAACGGAAAGCGGCTGGACGCCCTGGCGAATGAGGTTCGGAAAAACCTTGTGCGGTTCCCTAACACGATCAAAGTGGTCGTGGACGTTCGCGGACTGGGCGACGCGTTCCCGCAGTTCATGAGCAAGCCGTGGATTGATCCTGAAACAGGGAAGGAATATCCGCCGCTTGTCCGGGACGATGAGATCAGCATCATCGATAATGCGGTTCCGCTGATCCATCCGTTCATCGCGACAAACCTTCTGAACCAGCAGATGGTCAATGCTACGACCATTGCGCTGGAACAGGAAAGCATTCAGTTTCCTGTAAATTCGAGATATATCGTTAACAACAAGGTCGCTGGGAAAGACGATGACGACGAGAATGCCGGACGGCGGCTGACCATGCCTGAACGGGCGGTCTTCCTCGAGGCGGATGCGCTTCAAATTGAGATGGGCAACATCATCGGACGGCAGGGCGCGAACGGCAGCGTGATTTTCGATACAGCGAGGGCCACGATGCATAAAGACCGCGTGTCTTCTCTGATGATGGGAGTCCATTATATCAGCGGGCTTGAAACCACGAGAAAACAGAAATTAGCCAGAGGCAATGCCCCGATGGTCTGGGGGATTGTCAGTACGATTAATTAAGGAGGTGCGAGATTGGTCAACGAGATTGACAACATGAAAATGTTTCCGGACGGAAACTCAAGGCAGTCAGCGATTGCTCTTGCTTCCTCCATGACTGATAACGTAACCGGGACTTTCGCGGATCGGGACATCACCTTCACGGGCGATCTGAGCGGATACGACTACAACACGATCCTGCGGCAGAAGCAGTCCCACATTTATGAGATTTATCAGCTCGCGGATTTCTTCGTGGACAGCGAGGAACTGTTCGGCTCCGCGATCAAGCATATTTATACGCCGTTCAGCCTGACAGATGGATGGTTCCTGGCGGGCGGGGATGAGCGTACAAGAGAAAAGTACGCAGAATGGCTTGACCGGATCCACTTCGAGGAAAAACTGGAGAGCTGGTTCTATCAGTTCTATCTGTTCGGTAATGTGTTCTTCTCTATTCAGGATGACGGGGACATCATTACGATGCCGCCGAACCTGATCCGGATTTCCAATGTCATGCTGAACGGAAACCCGCTAGTGGAGATCAACGCAAGATCCATCAAGCAGGATTTAAAGAAAAACGGAAGCAAGGCCTGGAAGAAATACCTCGACGACGATCAGCTCGAAATCCGTTTGAGCGGATATCCGGCGGAGGTCGGAGAGGCGCTGAGAAACAATAAGGAATGGGTTCAGTTGGACGCGAAGAGAACGTTGGTCTGGCAGAACTTCAAGCCAGAATGGGCGCGGTACGCAATGCCGATGGTGGTCATGTGCCTGAAGCCCTTCGCTAAGAAGATGCTGATCTCCAACTGGGAAGACAGTCAGCTTCAGCTTGGTATTGCAGGATTTATTCACGCCTCCGTTGGTGCGCCTGTCGGATCTCAGGTCGTAGTTGACCGCCCGATTCTTGAGGCGGTACAGGCCGTCACCAAGCAGGCAATGAATGCTTCCGGCGGACTGGCTACAACCCAGAACACGGTAGAATACAAAGTGATTACGCCTGACCTGAAGGAGCTGTTCTCAGACGACAAATACGCTAGTCCGAACGCTGAGATTCTTGGTGCTCTCGGAATCAGCGACGCTGTCGCCTCTGGAACGGACGCGTCAGTTTCCTTTGGTTCCTCCCAGATCAGCACAAAGCTTGTCAGCCTTCGGATCACCGAGGCGAGAAAGAGCTTTACTGCACTGATGAACCGCATCCTACGGATTGTCAATGGCGCGGACTTCGGTCTTCCGAGATCGAACGAATCGAAGCTTCCGCGCTTTGAGATGCCCACGGCGGACCTGACTCAGGTTGCTGCGTTCCAGAACGCCTGCAAGTCGCTCTGGGATGCCGGAATCCTTTCCAATAAAACGCTGCTCAGGAATTACAACATTGATTCCGAAGCCGAGTTTGAGCAGAAGAAGAAGGAAATCGCGGCTGGGCAAAACGAGGTATTCATTAAACCCGGAACCGCCGCCCCGAAGGAAGATAAGGACGAGACGGGCGGAGAGGGAGATGCCCCGGTCGGAAGGCCGAGGATGTCTGACGAGGAACGGGAATCAGACCCTGGAAAAGCAAGGACGGGCGCACAGCCCAAGCCGAGCAATCCGGAAGGGTCTGAACCACAACAGGAGTAAGGTCGGTGATGCCGCATGAGAAATAACGTTATCACGGCGATTGCCGGAACAAGCCTTTACATCAAAACCGATCCGGCGTTTCAGTATGACTACGGGCTGAAGCTGAAGATCGACGGAGTTGAACTTCCGTCCGAATATGAGGTTCACTTCGGGAACACGGGAGAAACTAAAGCCAAGACGGTGACGGGGGACGCGGACGGCGTCCTGATCCCGGATGAATACCTTCGTAGTGGTGAGGATATCCACGCGTGGGTTTACCTCCATACGGAAGAGAACGACGGGGAGACAGTCTATCATATCCAGATCCCTGTGATTGAGCGCCACGCTATCAGCGAGGAAGAGATCACTCCGGTGGAACGCGGAGTGATTGATGCTGCGTTGGAGGCCATGAACGGTCTGGTCGAACAGACGAAGGCCAATGTAGCGCATTATCCATATATCGGCAACGATGGAACATGGATGGTCTATGACGCGGAGAAGGAAGCATACGCTGATACAGGTGTGAAAGCGCAGGGAGATAAGGCATTTGACCTTACTATCGGAGAGGTTCAGACACTGGCTCCGGGATCTATGGCGACTGCTTCACTGACATGGAACGGCGGGAATGTAGCACTTAACCTTGGTATCCCATCTGGGGAGATCAGCTCTCCGAGTATTATTTACGATACGGTAGAAAATGTGAAAATCGCTGAAATCATGGACGGGGCGAACAATATCGCGCTTGGTGATCTGAGCTTCAGGGTGGATGCGCGTTTGGTCGGAAAAGGCGAGATTGGTCCTCGAAATGTTTATCAGTTGTATTCACAAACTGGAATCAATATGTATCATATAACATCCAGCGGCGAAACATACCAATACAGAAGTTTCAGCGGAGTTCCGCGTGGCGTATACGGGGGTGTTTTTCATCCGCTTACAGGCGTTCTTGAGGTGGATCATGTTCTGATTGAAAAAAGAACCTCAGAAATGGATTTGGAAGAATACATGCCGGGATGGAAGAATGCTGGCATAAGAGAGCTTATCGGAGATAATCTTTCCAAAGTATATGATGATCAAATCATGAATATCGGGACGAGCTACGGTGTGGATACTACAGGTGATCGAGATTATTTATTCCTGCCTGTCTCTGATTACGGACTTACCCAGAGTAACTGGACGTTGCGTTATATCACGGTTAAGATCTGCGTAAAGCTGAAGACTCCGATTGTGTATCAGCTTGAACCGATCTCGCTGGCGACTGCCTACGGGAGGAACAAGTTCAGTTGCACCACAGGGAATGTTGTGTTATTGCGGTATCCATGCGATACAAAACTCTATATTGATAAAAAGATTGCGGAAACTCAGGCGCTTGTGCTTGAGGGTTAAAGGAGCTGATTGATTTGAGTAAAAGAGAAGAGCGTGTAATTCGGGCGTTCATCAACTGTGTTGTCAAGGGTGAATACACATTAGATTACGCGATCATCCTGATTGAAGACAATCAGCGATACGGCTGGCTGAGTGATGCAGCCAAGGAAGTGTTCTACAGCGCCTTCGAAGAGGAAGAAAAGGAAGACGACGAGGGCGGAGAACAGCCGGAATAAATTACTTTATCTATCATCGCGAAAGCGATTGATATAAATCACTTGGGCAAGGAGCCAAACGGCTTTTGCAAATATTCTACTTCGAGTTTTGAAGCGCTTGTCCTCCTACTGGCGTTTACAAACGAGAAAGGAATGATCGGCAATGGGAAAGCCTGAAAGTATAGTGCTTCTTTCGTCAAAAGTGATGATAAGCGAGGAAGCCAAGCTTCATCCCGTATTTCTGACCGTTCAGTTTCTGATGGCCTCCAACCAGGGGAATCTGAACCGGGAAGGTGTGACAAAAGCATTCATCGACGACTTTGTGTCGCGGAAGGATGTATTTGAATGCCTGCCTATGTACGTGGATATGCAGCGGCTTCTGGACGGGGATTTTGACAACCTTACACATCTCTACAACCGCGCTACCAAGAAGTTCGGAACCGTTCAGTTCGGCAGTCTGACCAACTTCTATGAGGAGACTGACGAGGACGGCGTGACGAGTCTGTATGCGGAAGCACGTTTTCCGAAGCGCGAGTTTGGAGCCTGCATGCGGCTGATCGAGCTGTATGAGCAGGGGAGGCTGTGCGTATCCGTTGAGCTTCGATACAACCCGGAACACACGCTGAAGAAAGACGGAGTTATGTTTATCGACGCTTATGAGGATAACGCGCTGACCGGACTGTGTATCGTGTCTGAGCCTGCTGAAAAACGCGCTGTGGCACTTGACATGGTGGCTGAGAAACAGGCCGATGATTCCCAGATCGTCACCGAAGGCGGAAAGCCTACAGACAGAGGTGAGAACGAAATGGATAAGACAGAAAACATGACTGCTGACGTGGCGGAAGAGATCGTCGAAACGGAAGACGTCGCTGTCGCCGAAGCAGAGGTTTCTGAAGAGATGACCGCCGCGACAGAGCCGCAGCCTGGAGATTCGACCACCAAGGATGACCCCGAAGGCGAAGAGAATGAGACGCAGGACGGAGACGACGCGGACGACAAGCCCGAAGACGATGAAGACCGCGAGAGGCTGAACGCTGAGGAAACGCAGGCGGAAGTGCTAGAACACTCCGTGGATGTTCACGAGTCCGTGGAGAATTACTGCGAAAACTGTCCTCCGGTGCATGTGACCGAAGTTGTTGAACGGGTGGTTGAAACGATTGACCCGGAAACGGTCATCGCGGAGCAGAAGGAAACAATTGCCAAGCTTGAGGCGCAGATCGCGCAGCTGAATCAGATCGCAGAAAAGTATAACGCGATCATCGCTGAGAGAGAAGCTCAGGCGCTGGCAGAGAAGAAGGCGAACGCGAAGGCTTTCGCGGAGCGGCAGGGGCTAGATGCTCGTGACGCTGCGGTGGCTGAGGCGATTGAATCGCTGGATTACACCAAGATTGCCGAACTGACGATGGCGCAGGCGGAGAAGGAAGAAAAGGAAGTTCCCGCCGAGGAAAACAAGATTTCCCTGGCGAGCTTCGTCGAGTTCGAAATCAATAACGACGGATATGGCGGACTGCTGAACCGTCGGAATAAATAACTCTTACAGGAGGAAATTGCTTATGGCTGGATATTTTCGGAGAGCTGAAGCGTGGAATTATGACGGCGCTAACAAAGCTTATGAAGAGCTGACCAACGGCCTGTTTGTTTACATTGACGGCGCGAATGGCGTCAAGAAGCTTGCGTCCGCTGGCTCTGCTGAGTTTCGTGTAAAAGAGAAGACCACTCTGTACGGCCTGCCTGCTGTTGTGCTGGTTTGCATCAACGCCGGGACCGACGAGCATTATATGGTCGAGAACGAGTTTGAAATCTATGGCGAAGGCGAGTATGACCTGAGTGCCTACACCATCCCTGCCGGACACTATGTGAAGATGCGCAGGCCCAACGTGAACGACGAGCTGATCGTGAGTGTTTCTAGCTCCCTGCTGGCGGCTCTGGCTGTCGGTGATGTTGTGAAACCCGCTGCGGCTGGCACCATCGCCAAGAAGACTTAATCGAGAGAGGTGAAATAGAATGGCTATCGAGATCTATAAGGATTCCAATATTATCGACATTGCTGTTGCCTCTGCTCGTGGAGAACGCATCGACAGCAACGTGCGGGAAGAGGCTGACAAGCTGATCAAGGATCTGGCTTCCAATCCCTCCCCCAATAACAAGTATCAGATCGCGCAGCTCGTGAAGTTTGCTGTGAACGACATCGTCAAGGCTGACACCAACTGGCTGGACAACATCGCTGACGTGAAGCGCGTGGGCTTCGGCGACAAGGCCGAGTTCGACGTGAAGCTGAACGGCATCCGTGCCTTCATTCAGGCGAAGGGCGCGACCACTCCCCGGACCAAGAATGCCCACAAGAGCGTTACTGTTGACACGCTGTCCGTGTCCGCCCGTCCGGTGATCAACATTGTTGAACTTCAGAACGGTCTGGCAAACGCCGCCGACGTGATCAATGACGCGAGCTATCAGATGGAAGTCGCCATGAACGGCTACATCGAGAACGTCCTGACTACTGCCGCCGCGACCTGGGCTGCTCCCTATTATGGCACTGGTTCCGGTCTGGTGAAGGCCACGCTGGATCCCATGGTTATGCACTGGCTGCGCATGGGCGGAGCCGCGATCTTCGGTGATGTTGCCGAGCTGAACAAGCTGGGTCAGCTGACCGGGTTCGCCGCTGATCCCACCACTCAGCAGTTCTCCGGTCAGATCATCAACGAGCAGAATCAGAATGCCTTTATCGGCACCTATCTGTCCGCTAAGGTCGTGAACCTGGTTAACCCGCTGAAGGAAGACGGCACCGATGACTTCGTGTTTGACAAGAAGAAGCTGTACATCGTGCCGACCGCCATCGACTCCGGCATGCGTCCTCTGAAGGTCGCGTTCGAAGGTGACGTGTTCTCCAACGAGGCGACGAATATTGATGACCTGAGCTGGGAGATCCGGCTTGATCAGTACTTCGGAGCCGCTATCGCGAAGGGTGATCGTCCGTACATCAGCATGTACCACGATTCCAGCAACTGATAACTGACCTCGACACCGGGGCAGGGCGGTCTAATCACTGTCCTGCCCCGTTTATTTGAAGGAAGAAGGAAACGCATAGCATGAATAATGACAGAATCAGGCTGACGAACCCGCAGCGGTTCAATGTGGGCGTCATCACTATTGATAAGCCATACGGCATTAATATCGCGCCCGGAGCCTTTACCATTGTCAGCAAGGACGATCTGGATTATATTACCGCGACCAGCGGGCTGATCCGGGACGGCATCCTGCGGGTTGAGGGCGAGGCTCAGGAAGAAGTGCTTCAGTCTCTTGGCATTGAGAAGGAAGACAACGCGAACTTTATGAGCGACGAAGAAATCCGGAAGAAGCTGTCCGGAAACGCGAACCAGCTTCGCAAGTGGCTTGAGAGCAACGAGATTAAGCCCTTCGTGCTGGAGAAGATTGCCGACATCGCAAAGGAAATGAACTTGAGCATGAACAAGATTAAGGTTCTTCAGGACAAGATGCCGGAATATGATTTCATGAAATAAGAATAAGAGAGGTGACAGTCTGTGACGGATGTTGTTGCCTTAACCAACAGGCTCTACAAAAAGATCAGATTACAGAATGTTCCGGAGGAAATCGACTGGACTGACCAGATCGACTACATCACTGACGCGATCCGCGCTCTGTATGTGATCAGCGGACGGGAGCTTGTCTTCAATGAGGACATGTTCACCGTAAACGATGACGGATATATCGTCGAATTCTCGCAGGATCTGACACTGGCTGAGTCGGAGTGGGTGCTGCTGAAGGCACAGATTGAGTTCTATAAATTCGTACAGGCCAGCACGGATGATCAGAAGAGCTACACAACGGACGCCATGAGCGTGACTCATGGCGACAAGCCTTATGAACATATCGGGCAGACCATTGATCGGCTCGAGGGCGAAGCGAACGTCATCTGGACGCGCATGGTTCGGTTCAATCAACTGGGGGTGGCGGGATGACGGTCGATGATCTTGTGGTCAAAGTGACCTATCTGGACGCCAGTCTGAAGCCGAGATACTGCAAGACATATCCACTGCGGGAATATACGGATCAGCTTCAGGAGGATCTCCGGCGGGTGATTACGGACGTAGAGGATCTGTGCTATTTGGCGAATGACAATAAGGAGAAGGATGAGTGGAGCGACGCCACCTTTTCTCTTTTTAATAAAATCAAGCATAAACTGTTGGATAAAGCCGGAGATATCGGGAGGCTCCCGTCAAATCTTGACACAGTGGATCACGAAACGCTGACCGGATTTGTGGCGCGAATCCTGAACGAGGGAGGCGGAACGTATGGCGAAAGTTGTGTGGGACAGGCGAAAAGAGATTTCTGAATCCAAAGGCACCATCAAGTATTCGCCAAAGGGAAGCCAGGAAAATTTCAAGCCTCCGAGGACGATTGAGTCAGACTTTACAAGGCTTCTGAACCATGATGTGCCTCATGTGAACTGGACATTTGAGCTGATCCATAACTGGTATCTGTGCGTTACGGAGACGAAGGAAAGCCTCGCGAAGCTGACGCAGGCCGAGCTGAAGAGGATGTACCAGAACGGTACAAGGTATTTCAGAATTTATCAGGCGGATGAAGAGGAAAGTATTTACTACGCGCTGGACGCGAACGGGGAGTACGCACTGACGGATGAGTACGAGCCGATTTACATTCGCGGACAGCAGACCTCCATCGACTGGAAATCCAAGATCGGCAACTCCGATATGAGTACCAACTTCAAGACCGACTATACCATTCCGGTTCAGAAGGGCGACTACGCAATCCGGGAAGACGGCATGCTGTATATGCTCAACTGGAACATCACGCTTCACGCCAACAATCAGGCGACACAGAGCGTTGAATGCAACGCCATCGTGGATGTGACGAGGGAGTTCCCTGACGAGACGGATGAGAAGGGCTACCTGATCGCGGAGGGCGGCAGACGCCCTGTAGCGAAAGGCCTTCCGATCAGCCATTCGGAATATGCCGGACGGCCTGACTACAGCGGAGCGAGTATGCAAGCAGGTATGCATCCCGACCATCTGATCTCTGTTTACTGCCAGTGGAATCCTGTAACCCGGAAGATCCGGCTGGATGATGAGATGGTGATCGGAGACTTCACGTACAGGGTGATTAATATCTCCCTTGCGGAGGTTCAGATCGATAAGGACTACGGCGTTCTGACCCTGAACGCGAAGCGCGTCGCAGGCGGGGCGGTGAATGGCGATGAGTGACTTTACCAGAACCCCGATTGGATATGACGCCAACGGATTTAATCGTGCTTTTGAAGCAATCATTCAAGCCAAGACAAATCAGCTTTCGGATAAGATTATTGAACTGTTCAAACAACAGATCGATATAAACGGAAACGGATCTTCGATAATGAAAGACGACGCGAAACGGGCAGTACGCGAGATCAGTAATCAGATCGAGAACGGCTTGCTGACGCTGGAGGTCGGTATCGACGAAGATTACGCAAGGTCTGTGAGTACACAGTTTTATATCCGGACGATGGTTGTTATTGAAGGCAACCTGAAGCTCGGAGGCGGGAAGTTGTACACTAAGCCGGGACAGGACACATGGAAAAAACATGTGAATTATCATAGCGTTAATAAAAGATCCCATACTGTATATCGGCTAAAGGGGTTTGAGCAGAAATCAAAATCAGGAAAAATTCTGAAGGGCGTTCTCGACAACGTATTCAAAGGAGCCGACAAGTATATAAGTAGTTGGCTGAGGGATTTAAACGACGTATTGAGCGCGAACTTCTTTGCCATGTTTGTTACGGGAGGGTGATGCGTATGGGCGAGGCCGAAAGATATGTAGAAAAGACCCGGACATGGCAGGACAACTGGAACAATGTAATTCGCAATGTTCTCTTTCCGGATGAGAAGCTGAAGGCGCTGATGATGATCCCGACAGGGACGGACATCCTTGAGTTTCAGAAAAGATACTTCATCCGGGACGGTTCCACAGATGAACTGCTGACTAATGAGAAGGTTCGTATCGTCCATCATGATGATGACGGATGGTACACAAACAACCGACATGTTCGGGGGAAATTTAAATCGTTAGACATCTACGTAAAGGAAGATGTCGAACATACGGCGGACACAGACAGACTGCGGAGCAGGCAGGTCATGATCGCCGAAAGAATCAAACATCTTCTGCTTCGAAGCAGGAATTGCCAGAACCTGCGTTTCGAGTTCGAGGATGAATACGATCAATGGACGAAGACCGTGGGCTATAAATTATATAAGCTCACGTTTTTCTATATCACAACGGTATGACGGTTGACCGTTATAGGAGGAACGGAATGCCTGAATACAAAAAGATCTAAGGAGGAAACTGCTATATGCTTTATATCGAAAAGTATAATGGCTACCTGGCGGATGTACCTAACATCGAGTTTGTCCGTTGCGACGGAACCGTGTTTGCGTATGATGAACTGAACTCCGCGAGCATGACTGCCGGACATAACATGATCACTATCACTGGTGGACAGGGCAACTTCCCTCTGGCTTACATCGATACTGACTCTACGCTTGAGTTTACTTTTGAGTCTTCTCAGTTCACGCTGGAAATCTTCGAAATGGCGAACGGCGTGAAGCAGGAAGAGGGCGACTTCGGTATGCTCGAGAGCAAGCGCTTCGACGTTGAGGCCGGACTGAAGATCACGATCCCTTACGAAGTGAAGGCTGGCTCTGTTATCATCCGTGGCATGGAAGAGGCTGCTGCGGTCGCTGCTGGGAAGTTCAAGGTTGAGATCACCGCCGCTGGCGCTGATGCTGCCGGAAAGACCGAAATCACCTTCAATGAGGGCGATGTGATTGTCGGCGATGTTGTGCGTGTTGCCTATCAGCGGCGCGTTGTCGCGGCCTCCAAGGTTCCTGTAAAGACTACTTCCACCACTGCGAAAGGTTCTCTCTTTGCGCATTGGCCGATTAAAAGAATTGATCCTTCATACAGTAATGTATGTTGAAAAACCTCTCTAAACGGGGAAACTCTCTGAGGAGACAATCCCGTAGGAAACGAAATAAAACAAGCGTAAACCCGCTGGGTTGACGTATGTTTTATATCGCACCTCTAACGACTATCGAAAGCATAGGGCGTCAGGCCTGAAGAAGCGAGTAGAGTAGGATGCAAGCGATAGGCATCCGAAATGGGAGGGGTCCTGAAGAGAAAGACTTCAGGATCATGATATAGTCTGCTCTGTATGGCGACATACAGCAGTTACGAAATGGTTCATCGTAACGGTTCAGATTTAGCGAGTCTGAGCGAACATAAGGTATTCTGATGGAACCAGCTGCGCGGACGCCGCCGTGAAGGGTTGGTTGCACATGTACATCCCGCGTGTTCGTGTTACTTCTCTGCCCGGATTCAGTAATAGTTACAAGGGAGCCGCCACGACTTCTCTTACTTTCGCTGCGATGGATCCCAAGCTTGGTAGCAAGAGCATGTACGACCTGGTGTTCGAGCCGACCGACGCGAACGGCGACATCATCACCAAGTCTGCGGTCACCACTAATAATGTTGGCTGGATCAACAGTATCGCCGGAGCCGCCGCGAACGCGTAAGCGACAATACAACTGAATATTTAAATCCGACCTGAGGAAGGCGGATAAAGGAAATTTAGAGGAAAGGATGGGGTTGCTTATTCATAAGATAGGCAACCCCTCTTTCTTTTTATCTGTTTTTGTAAAGGAGATAAAGGAATGGCTGCACGGAGAAAAGAGGTTCAGGAGCTTGAGCAGGAAAGCAAAGAACTGCCGAGCCTCGAGCAAAAGAAGAAAGATGTCCCGAAGGTGCGGGGAGCGAAAGAGCCGCCCGTGATCGGGAACCCTGAGAACACGATTATTATCGGCGGACAGATTTACGAGATCAAGCCGACGAAGCTGAAGTATCACAGGAATAGGACGGCGATCTTTTACAGGGCGCTGGAGATGTATCCTCTGCCGGACATTCTGGCGATGGAGGTTGACCCGAAGACCGGACTTGGCGCGTTTGGCGACGACCGGGACGGGGATAAGGCGCTGTGTGACTGGCTTGTCGCTGTGCTTGATAACGAAGATGTTGTCCGCGAACATATAGATGAATTCGACTCTGAAATGATTTATAGGATTCTCGCGATCTTCCGCAGGGTGAATAAGATCGACGAGATGGAGGAGAAACTAAAAAACGTAAGAACTCCGAGGGAGGCATAAGCATCGAGAAGGGTGTTGCGCTGATCGCGACTCACCTCGGAGTGATTGACGAAGAGAAGATCTACGAAATGAGCTATCTGTTCTTTGAAGATGTGATCGCGGAGCTTGGGCGGAAGCTGAGTTACGAGGCGATTGTGAACTACGCCGGAAACAGTTTCTGCAAGGATAGCTGGGAGATGATCATGGACTCCAACCCGATGTCGGGGGAGGGGCATGTCAGCAAGGGACAGAAGACGATGGCGGATTTCCTTGGGCAGGCGAGAATTGCTACGCCGAAGGATCTTGAGGCAATGAAGGCCCATCAGAGAAAGGAATAAAGGAAATGGAAAAGAAGAAGATTGACTTCGCGAAATATGGCGAAATGCATGAGGAGAAACAGATTACAGGAGAGGACGGCACGGTGATCACGGCACGGAATCATATCCCGTTCACGTCCAAGGTGGAGATGGCGCAGGCGGTTGCGGCGAACGTGGTGATGCTTCACGACGACTCCTGCACATATGAAAGCCATCTGGAGGAAGCGATCTGGAGCCTGAATATCCTGAAGTATTACACGGATATTGACACGGAGGAAGTGACTGTCGCGGATGCCGAGGACTTCCTCGTAAACAACGAGATCGTGTATGAGCTGATCGAGTTTGTCGGCGCTGATCTCGCGGTGGTTGAAGATATGTACAGCGCCATGCGGGACGGTGTGATGATCACCTATGAGGATGATCACTCCCTGAGCAAGGCGATCAAGAACAGCTTTGGCTTCCTGCTGAACGGCGAGGATGTGACCGAGACGCTGGCAAAGGCGGAAACCACGGGCGGTACATTGTTTGACGCGATTGCCGCGTTGCAGAGAGAGAACAAGAGGAACAATCCCGGGAAAGTGAATATCGAGGGAAATGTTCTTAATTTCGCCAAGAAGAAGTAAACTGCTCCGCCATGTGGCGGACTTTTCAAAAATGAAGGGGTGAGTACATGGCGGATAAATGCATAGGGAAGCTTACACTTGACATAACTGATATTCAGAAAAAAGTCGCGGAGGTTAATGCAGAGCTTGCGAAGCTTGGAGTTACAAAGCCGATTAATATCTCTACCGCTGTTGCGGCTGAGGTAAAAAAACAACTTTCGGCAATCGAGAGCGCAATAAAGGCGTCTGTAAAAACCATTCAGGATTCAGCTAATCAGGCGGCAAATGCGTTCTCCGGTGCGTTCAAGGGCGCTTCCACAGGTTCTCTGGCGAGCGAAATCACGGAAACCACGTCGCTGATTACGACGCTTGGAAGAACGACGGATATTACCGGGGCGACAGTAGAGGCTGTCGTCAAGGAGACGCGCAAAGGGTTTAATTCCCTTGGGCAGAGCATCCGGGAAATCACTGATGCGAACGGAAATATCACAACGAAAATTGTTGATATGAAGAATCAATACAAAGACGCTTTAAAGATTATGACTGATTACTACAGCAAAGCGGCATCTTTGTATGGACTTCAGCAAAACGGACAGGGCGACTCCGCGAGAGCAACGAAGCTTGCGAGCGAGGTTCAGGCTTTACAGGATAAGTGGAGCAAGGTGTCTCCTGCAATCCAGGCCGTTGTTATGAAAACGGACGAGGCTACCCGCGCCGCGAAACTGTATGCGGATACAATCGCAATTATTGACAAAGGCGTAAGCACAAAGAACGCGGAGCAGGCTCTGAGTAACCTTGTCACCCTTTATCAGCAGTATTACAAATACATGGCTGATGCAAGTACGTATGCGCAAAAGGGCGATGTAAACAACGCCGATATGTACAATGCGCTCGCGTTGGGTATTAAAGGATATATTGACGCCATTGCCAAACTGAATCCATCGCTTGACGCGCAGGCGCAGGCCGAACAGGAAGTTGTTAAAGCTCATCTGGCTTACGAAACAGCCATGAACTCGACCAACCTGAAAGAGCAACAACAGAACACAGAAGCATACACGAACGCTCTGATCAGGCTGTATCAGGCGCAGGCAGACTTTAATAATCAGGTTGCATCAGGAAAACTTGTTGAGGGTACAGATAAATATACAAAGACAGAGGCAGAACTAAATCGTCTAGAATCCGAGGCGATTAAAGCCGGACAGGCGCTTGATCAGATGGGCCGCGAGGCGGTTATGAATTCTGATAAGGTTGCGGCGGCGTTCGGGAAGCTTAATATCTCCGAGGGCGGTCTGGTGGACAGCTCTCAGCTTACTCCTCTGCAACAGATCAAACAGGCATATACGGATCTGACAAATGCGATTGAACGGTACAATATCGCAAAGAAAAATAAAGACGATACCGGGATGACGCAGTATCAGAATGAGATCAACGCGCAGATGCAGGTCGTCGCCGGGATTGAGCAGGCTGTCAATGCCAGCAATATGGAGGCTCACTCCAAGCAGGAGATTCTGAATCTTATCGAAAGATGCAGGATCGCACAGGACAAGCATAATGCCGGGATTCAGGACGGGACTGCGCAGACCAGCGAACTGGGCAATCAGGTCAACAGTATTCTTACGAGATACTTCAGCCTGGTCGCTGTGATCCGGACAATCAACAGTCTGATTAAGAGTACCACTGAATACGTCAGCGAATACTATGACAAGATGAATGAGATCCGTGTCATCACCAAATCAACCGAGGCGGAAGCGGAAAGGCTCGGGGATACTTACAGGAAGATGGCTGCGGACATGAGCGTCAGCTCTCTTGACATGGCGGACGCGGCAATCTACTTCACCCGTCAGGGTCTTGGCGCGGCGGAAGTTGAGAAGAGACTGCGGAGCACAACCGAATACGCCAAGACGGCGAACATCGAATTTGAGACAGCAGCAGAGCTGATCACTGCGGTCGTCAACTCCATGAACCTTGTGGATCAGGAAGCCGAAACCGGACGGGAAGCGGCGGAGCGAGTTGCTGATGTATTCCTGATGGTCGGTGATAACGCGGCTACTAGCGGTGAGGAAATCGGTACTGCCATGCAGAAGGCGGCTGCGGCGGCTGGTGCGTTCGGCGTAGAGTTTGAATGGTTGGCGTCATATATTGCGACCGTTTCTGAAACGACCCGGCAGGAAGCGTCCTCTATCGGTACTGCGTTCAATACCCTGATCGCGAGACTGCATAACATTAGAACCACCGGATACAATTCCGAAGACGAAACGAAGATTAACGATATCCAGAAAGCTCTGGCGAATATTAACGTTACGTTGCTGGATCAGGAAGGCAACTGGCGAGATATGACCACAATCTTCAACGAAATCGCGGCGCAATGGGATACGCTGGACGGCAAGACGAAATCTTACATCGCGACCACGATGGCAGGCGTCAAACAGCAGAACGTCTTCCTTGCGCTGATGGACGACCTGAGCCAGAAGGAAGAAGGAACGAGCCGCGCCTGGGAGCTTCATGCTAAGGCGATGGAATCTGCCGGAACTGCTCAGGAGAAATATGCAATCTACACCGAATCCGTTACGGCGGCGCAGGAGAGGCTGACGGTCGCACAGGAGAGATTCTATTCTCTGCTGGATGCGAATATTATTAAAGGCTGGTATAGTACGCTTGCGAATATCGTTACAATGGTTGACAACGGCGCGGAAGCACTCGACGGATGGAATATCAAACTTCCTCTGATTGCGGCTGGAGTCGCGGCTGTTATCCTTGTTTTGAAAAACCTGAGCGGTATTATGACCGTACTCAGCGCGCATCCGATTATTCTTACTATCGCTGGAGTTACCGCAGGCGTGACCGCGCTCATCGGCGTACTGAGCTGGCTCGGGGATGTAATTGATACACAGTCCGAAAAGTATGAGCGGGCGTCCGAAAGACTGAACAACAGCATGAAGAAAGTCAAGGAATACGGCTCCTTGAAGACTGATGCTGCTAAAATGTTCGAGGAACTTGAGAGCGGCGCGATCTCTGCGAAGGACGGGCTTGACGAATACAACAGCACACTGGATAAGCTTGCAAAGCTTTCTCCGGAAGCCAAGAAAGCGGTCGATAACCTGAAGAACGGTATCGGAGAGCAGAGTGATGCTGTTCATACTTTGAATGAGGAACTGCAAAAACAGATAGAGCTTCAGCAAAGGCTCGCAATCGCATCGCTCCGTGATAAGTATGCAAACTGGAGCGGCGGGGAAGAGAATACAACTAGCGTATACGGGCATGCCAACAGGGAATGGGATACTATCAGGTATAACGGCAAAGATTTCCAACCGTGGGGCGATGCCATGTTTGAATCTTTGGACGCGTTCTCTCAGGGCCTCCGGGATATGTTTGATGCGCCCGGAGGACAGAGATACAATTATCTGGGATTTGACCTTGAGGAGTATATTACTTCGCAGTTAAAGGATCTCAATGATATGGACTATGCCGACAGATGGCCTATCATCGGTCAGAGAGTCTGGGAGAAATTCTTCGGCGGCGGCGATATCAGAGGCGTGTCGGAGGTCATGACCAACAGCATCAATGAGATGATTGATGAGGTTGTGTCGCAGGCAGGATACGGACTGGATAAGGTTGACGCCGGAATCTTGCGGCAGAGGCTGATCGAAAAGATCTTCGGTGCTGACGGCGAAATCTCCTCGGGGGAATATGCTCAGGCCGGAAAGAGAATCAGCGAGATGATGGTCGAGCTTGCATCGAACGGATATAAGTTTGAACCATCCGCCGCAGAGAGACTTGAATATATTGGGCAGGAAATCTTCGGCGAAGCTTTTAAGTCGATGTACGGAGATCTTGATCAGATTGCGGCGCAGAATCCTGAAATCGCCAACGAAATTTCTGCGGCTTATCAGGAGTTGTTAGAAGCTGGATTTAAGAACGCAGATATTCAGGGTATCCTTACAAGCCTTCCGATTGATCAGTGGGGCAATATGGTCACGCTGATGAAAGACCAGATGAAAGCCTCCCTGACGGAGGTTTACGGAGAAGGCCTTGCGGATCTGTTCGGAGACTCCTGGGATGATCTCGGCTTCAGTACGCTGACGCTCGTGGATGATCTCGCCAAGCTTGGCGTCCCGATTGAGAGCATCAATGCGGCTGCGAAGGATACAGAATCACTGGAAGAGTTTATCGCGAATTTAAAGGTTCTTAAATCCACGGTCGCAAGCGGAGAAGGAAATGAAAATCCTCTCGCTAATTACGCGAAGGATATCAAGAACTATGCCGAAGAAATCAAGAGCATAGATACGATTCTCGGCAAACTGAATGATAAGAAAGCAGTAGGCATCTCTGATATACTTGGGCTTGCCAAGGCTCATCCAGAGCTTCTTCAGTCGGTCAATGATGTGGAGTCGCTGAAGGCCGCATTACTTGAACTACGGAACAGTATTCAGGACGACACGGCGGAGTCCGTCAGAAACTATTTCCTCACGGACGAAGACTATTTCAAAGGCACCGAGTATTACCAGAACCTCGATGACGGTATGAAGAAGACAATCCATACGATGAAGGATTATCTCGACTATATCGGCGAAGAGGATGAGCAATACCAGAAGATCAATGATGATATTGATGGCGCTGCTGAGGGGATGATTCGTCTCGAAGCAGAAACCGCATCGACCGGAAAGTCCATGAAGGAAGCGGCGAGCGATGTCAAGACTTTTTCGAATGATATTAAGACCATTGACTCAATTATCGACAAGATCGGACAGGGCAAAAATGTCAGCATCAACGACATCTTCTCGCTAGCGACATCCTACCCGGAACTGCTTCAATATACAGAGGGTGTTGAGGGATTAGATAAGGCGTTGATGCTATTGCGCGGCGACCTTGAGGACAAAGCAAGAAGCACCATAAAGAACGCTATTCTGGACAGCTCTGAATACTTCCAGGGGACGGACTACTACGCCGGACTTGATGACGCACAGAAGGCCTCGATCACCACTATGCGGGAGTATCTTGAAACGCTGAATCAGGAAGACGAGGAGTATCAGGAAGTCACAGCATCCGTGGACGCGGCAACTGAAAGCATGATCCAGTATCAGAACGCTGAGGACGGCACAGGAGACAGCACTGAAAATCTGATCAAGAGCATCAAGTCGGCGACGCAGGAAATGAATAAGATCGACTCGCTGATCAAGTCTCTTAATAAGGACGGAAGTGTTGACTTCGAGGATCTGCTGAACCTCGCGGCGGCGCATCCTGAAATTGTCGGGGCGATCTCGGACATCAACTCCCTGAAGGCGGCGCTTGAGAATCTGCGGAGAACAGATACGGAAGCGGTTGTAGGAAACCTGCGGAGTATGATGACTGGCAGTGAGGATGCGCTGAAGAACAGTCCTTTCGCGGGCATGAGCTGGATTGACGATGATGACGTCGAGCATACGGCGAAGACGATGGATGACATCATCAAAAACGCTGAGTATATCCAGCAGAACGAGATCGATGCGCTGAACAGATATCTCGATCAGGCGATTGCTTCCTTCCTCGCGAGCAGTAATCAGCTCGGATCGGTAAGTAAGGACATCCTCGGACAGTGGATGGAAAACCTGTTCCCGGAAAGCAATGTGGATCTGCTGAACCGGAAAGCTGTGCAGATGGGCGATGATATCGCTACTGTGCTGACTGAAACGATTACGGCGAGCGCTGACGGACATGAAGGAATCAAATGGAATCAGGATATCATCTGCAACTTCACCCCGATCACCCCGGACGGACAGTATCTCGATGATGACACGTTCTTCAGTTATATTGACGACCTGTTTAAGAACAGCGCAAACCTTGACGAGCTTTGGGAAAACGACAAGGTTGAGAATGGCGGCAAGGGCCTGCTGATCAGCGCAGATGTTGACTTCGAAAGCTTTGAAGCTGGAATTGAAAACGCGGAGACTCTTACGGAGCTTCTGCATCTTCTTCAAGAGGCTTACTACGGCGTTGATGAGGCGAATAAGACCTGGCTCGAAACGCAGATGGAGCAAATCGAGCAGAATGAGGAAAACAATTGGGCGCAGACAAACGGCTATATTGAGCAGCTCAGTGAGATCCAGACTCGGTTGAACGAATTCGGCGGGCAGGCGGCGCTCGACTATTTCAACAGTCTCGACGATACCATGAAGAAAGGGATCGCGAGTACTTATCCGAACGTCATCAAAAAGCTCGCCGAGATGGAAAAGGCACTGAAGGATGGCGCTGAAGGCACCAAGGATCTCAAAGACGAAACTGATAACCTGAATAAGGCGCTTCAGAAATCCAAAGACTATGCCGGAACGAAGTACTTCCAGAGCAGCGCCAAGGCGATCAAGGATCTGGAAGAAGGAACCATCAGCGCGACGGATGCCTATGATATCTTCTACAAGGAAGTTGATAAGGTAACCAAGGCACAGGAAGATATCACAGACGTCACTGAAAAGATGCGGAAGAAAACGGCAGTGACAGTCAGCGATGTGAGTAATCTTGCAGGGGTTCTTGGATTGACAGCAGACGAGGTGATTAACGACTTCCCGAGTGCTGTCGCAATGTTCGACGAACTAATCGGCGCAGGCGGCGACCTTGAGAGTATGTTTAATGCGTTGAATGATGCGGCGTTCATCAGGATCACAGGAACGTCTGACGCTGATTTCTCTGCGATTGAGGCTGGCTTATTGAGCGTTCAGGGACTTGCTGATGAAACGATTCAGAGATTAATTGCTACAGGACAATGGCAGGTCGAAACGCTTACGTTGCCGCAGGAAGGGTTTGTATTTGATCCAAAGACAGGCAAATGGACTAAGACTACAATCAATGCACATCAGTCTGTGCTGAAGCCCACCGGAGGGAACCCGTTTAAAGGAAGGTCTTCCGGCAGATCGAGTGGCGGAACAAAGCGCTCGTCTGGTGGCGGAGGCGGTAGCAGTAAATCAAACGACAGCGATAGCAGTAGCAGCAGCTCTAGCTCCTCCAACGAGATGACTGAGATCGAGCGGATGCTCGACATGATGACCAAGATCAACGATATCCAGAACGCTCAACTCGACTATTACAAAGCGCAGGAAAAGTATTACTCACAGACCGGGCGGATTCAGGGCGTTATTGCCTACATGGAACGGCAGAAGGAAGTTCTTGACGCGCAGAATAAAACGCTGGCTGAAAACGTCGAACAGATCGAAGCGGAGATGGAGGCCAAGAGGGCGGAAGTCAAAGCGATGGACATCGCCGATGAGGGATACGAGGAAGCGGCGGACGATCTGGATAAGCTTCAGGATGCGCATCAGGACTATACCAAACAGCTTGTCGAAAACAGGACTGAGATCGAGCGCCTGAACGAATCGATCAAGGAACAGAACCGCAAGGTGCGGCAGATGGAAATTGATCTGCGCAACACCATCCTGAAGGCTATTCAGGATCGGGAGGCGAAAGCCAAGCGGATGCTTCAGGGCGAGATAGACATGGAGAATACCATCCTTGATCTGATTCAGAAGAGATACGAGAAGGAACGCGATCAGATTCTGGAGACGACACAACTGAAGATCGACTCACTGAACGAGGAGAAGAACCTGCTTGCTGAACAGCTTCAGCTTCGGAGAGAACAGGCTGAAGAGGAAGACAAAGCGGCGGAGCTTGCCAACCTTGAGGGGCAATACGCAAGGATTTCCGCTGATCCTACTCGTGCTAAAGAGGCACTTGAAATCCGGAAGAAGATAGCCGATCTTCGGCAAGAGATGGCCTGGGACGAAGCCGAGAAAGAGGTTCAGGCGCAACAGGATTCTCTCGACCAGCAGATCACAAGCCTCGAGGATTACATGCAGTATATCGAGGATTATTACGAGGATCTGTTTGAGCATCCGAAAAAGCTGATCGAGGAAATGCGCGAGATCATGTCGCAGTCCGACGAGGAGATTATTGAATGGCTGAAGCGGAACAGTGAGGAATACATCGAAGCCACAGAGGCATCTCAGCGGAGTATGGTTAGCGATTGGAAGAGCACTCTGCTCGACATGCGCGGTGAGCTTGAGCTTCACTGGGACGAGGTTGAGGATATTATCTCCAAGGGCGACGAGTATATTATTGAATTCCTGAAGGAAAACAGCGCGGAGTACGCGGCGGCTGGAAAACTTCAGGCCGAGGCGTATGTCGATGAATGGACTGAACAGCTTGAGAACCTTCGCAAGGCGCATGAACAGGTCGCGGCGGATATCGCGGCGAACTACGAGGCGATCCGGGCAGCGGCTGAGTCGGCGCAAGCAGAAGCAGACAGCGATGATGATTCTAGTTCCGGCGGAGGAGGAAGCTCAGGCGGAGGAAGATCAAGCGGCGGCGGAAACTTCAATAAGGGCGCTAAAAAAATAGCAGGAAAAGTTAAAGACTTTGCGGATAAGATTGGCGTCGGCGGAGGCACAAGCTCAGGCGGCGGTTTTTTCGGAAACGTGATGGATAAGATTAAAACGTCAACTAACTTGCTTTCTGGTGGCGGTGTAAGCAAGGGTAATAACAAGCTTATGCTTTACGCTACAGGCGGTATGGCGGACTATACAGGCCCTGCGTGGCTTGACGGATCGCCGCAGGCTCCTGAGCGGGTGCTTTCACCGAAGCAGACAGCACTGTTCGAAACAATGGTGCAGACGCTGGAGCAGATGAGCCGAATCAGCATTCCGAGTATGCCAGCATACAGCGGCGTGTCGAGCGCGGCAAACCCGGTATCCGTCGGGGATATCATTGTAAATGTCAGCAATCTGGATACAGATGATGACTATGAAGAAATGGCTGATAAGGTCGGCGAGGTTCTGATGGACCGGATGAACAGAACCGCAGTTGTCGGAGGAATGAGAGTCAGCTCATTCTAATAAGGTGCCGGGGAGAGTTAATCGCTCTCCCCGGCTTTTAAAGGAGGAAGCGCGATGAGCGTAAACGGAGGATGTTTCGCGCCGGGAACAAAGATTAACCTTCCCGGGGGCGTTATTAAAAATATAGAAGAGATTCAGGTCGGGGACAGCGTCATGACCTACAACATGGAAACCAAGACCTATGAGCCTCATGATGTTATTGGAACGTATGTGCATCATCATACGCCGAGAATGATCATGATGCGGTTTACGAATGGAAGCGTTATTTCGGCAACCCCAGATCACCCTCTGCTGTGCACCAAGGGATGGCGGTCAAGAAATGTGAAAGGCTCGCTCGATAACTACGGCGTCGAAGTACAGCGGCTTGAATTTAATAAGGATATTGTTATCGGCCTGCATGATACAAAGGCGTGGATCACCGAGGTTGATGAGCTTTCCATAGGGCCTGATTATGATTCGTATGACATCGAGGTGGATACCGGGGATACATTCATCGCAGAGGGAATTGTTTTCTATAACTGCAAAAGGGAGGGAACGCAGTGAGCGGGTTTTCATATAACGGAATTCATTGCAGTACGTTTCAATGCGAATACATCCCGGACGGCAAGGAGCGCTGGTTCCAGGAGGCTGACTTCAAGATTTATAGTACAGACCCATCGTGGAAACATGGCGGATATTACTTCGGGAACAGCGCGAAGATCCGAGAGTTTAAGCTGAAGTGCTACTTCGAGGAGATTACCATCGCGACGAGGGAAAAGATCCGGCGCTGGCTCGGACGGAACACGAAGGGCAAGCTCATCTTTGACGACCGTCCGTTTGTCTATTATAACGTTCGGCCTTCCGATGTTACATCCGGCGAGATCTATAACGATACTGGGAAATACAGCGGGACGTTCACCGTGGTATTCACGGCGTATGAACCCTTTGGATATCTGACAAGGAAATATAACACATCCAGCACGAAGGATGGGGCGGAGGATTACTGCGGAATGATCGCCTCAAGCTTGATGCCCGCTGCGCCAACTGTAAGCGACACTTCTTTTCAGGTATACAATCCGGGGACGGAAACATGCGGACTTGATATTATCATTCGGGGAAGCACGGATAATCCAATCCGTTTTGTCAACCAGAGGAACGGCAGCGTATGCGTGATCAGCTCGCTTCCCGGGTCCAGATATCTGGATATCAACGGGGACACAGGTTTTGTCAAAATTAAGACAAGCGTTTCCGGGACTGCCTATGAACCTGGATTTGCTTATCATGATAAAGGATATATCCGGCTCGAACCATGCGAGACATGGACGGATGTTGCATATACGGCGGCTGAGAATGGAAGCCTGTACGACATTACACCGACAGAGTTCACAGTTACAGAGGATATGGTTGGCGCATACATCCAATTCAATAGCCCGACCACAAGGAACGCGACTGTGCAGGCAGTGAACATGAGCGCGAATAAGTTAACCTGCGAGCTGGGCGGAAGCGGCACGTTCGTCGCGTCCGGGAAGATGCGTCTTTCCACGATGAACAAGATTGACATTCAGGAACAGAACGCAAGCGGGAACTGGTCTGGGCCGTCGTCCCTGAGCATTACAACCATCAGAATTGATTATCAGCCAAGGGCATTATAAGGAGGCGATGAGAAATGGCGGAGATTCAATCGTCTTTGGCGGTGTTTGACTACTCCGGAAACAAATTGTGCGATCTTTATGATTCCCAGAATGACATTGCCGGACAGGCCTACTCAATCAAATATGAGACGAACATGAAGGACGGGATCAAACAGATATCCTTCAATATCCCATATATGATCGATGAGGAACTGAATTTCAGATGGAAATATCTGAGAAGTGAATACCTGATCAGGCTTACGCACGGAAATATTAAGGAATGGTTTATTGCGAACAAACCGACGAAAACGAAGTCCAACAATGGTATTATTGGATCGGTGGTTTGCTATGGAAAAGAATCTATCCTGAAGACGAAAAACATCTACAAGGAGTTCAACGACGAGAATGGAATCGGAACCGTTGACTATCTGATGACGCAAATCCTCGCGGGGAGCGGATGGAGGCTTGGTCACGCGGACGTTGTAACTGAAGCGGATGGAACAACCGAGAAGATCAGGTCGCTGTCTTCATCCGGGAAGAAGGGTGCGCTCGATCTGATCGCAAATGTCTGCAACCTGTTCAGATGCTATCCGGTATACCGTTCAGATACAAACACAGTAGATATCTATGCTATCAATAACAGGGACCAAGTAATCGAGGGCAGGGTTGGGAAGAACCTCGACTCGCTTTCGGTTACAAACGATTCAAGCGGCCTGATCACCCGGATGTATGTTGAGGGTGAATATGGTGACGACGGCTATGTTGGCATCGACTCCGTGAACCCAAGTGGGCTGAGTTATATCTTCAACTTCGATTATTATATTGAGCTTGGACTGCTGACTGCGGAACAGCAGACGGCGTACAATACCTACCTGAGAGATATTGCGAATGTTAAAGCTCAGATCGAAGCAAGGATGGAAAACATCATCAGCAAGGAAGACAAGATCGGTGAACTGCTGGGCCAGTGCGTTGTGCTTCTGTATTACAAGACCAATGGGTTTGACTCCCCGACCTACACCTACGGGGAACCGACCGCTGCGCAGAGAAGTCTCGCAATCGGCGACAAGGTTCTTATTCTGCAAAATAACAAGAAGTACAGATATGATACGATCAAAACAACGCCCGATGCATTGCTCGAGTCAACCGACTACGGACTTCTGAAATTTGTAAAGCCAGCGACAGGCTCCTTCGGCGTCGCGGAGATCGCGGTCGAGGCCAAAGAGAAACAGATCGCAAACCTTCAGAAGAAGATTGATGGTACGACTAAAACGGACAGGATCACAGAATACACCAATCAGATCAACGAACTACAAGCCGGGATTGATAAACTGTACAATGGCGATAACAATACTGTAGGTATGTATGCCATGATTGATTCGCTGTGTAAGTCGGGCGGACATCTCGCGCAGCTATATAACCTGAATTCCGGGTTTGATCTGTTGAGAGAACAGCAGGACGACGTCGAGGCCACGTTCATCGCGGCGATGGGTGATCTGATCCGCGACGGATACTGGTCCAATACGAACTACATCACCGGACAGGAACAGCACCTGTACGATGACGCGGTCGAAATGTTGAAGGAACTGAGCAGGCCGAAGGTCAGCTATAAGTTTAGCTACCATAGAACGAACGATGATACAGATATCCCTATCGAGAACATCAAACTGAACGCGGTGTTTCGGATTGAGGATGACGAACTGGAGACAAACGATCTGATGTTCGTTACCAAGATTACAATTGGGATAGACGACAAGAGCGTCGGGAATATTGAAACGTCAAATAATGATATCTCGATCTCTTCCAATGACCTCGGATCTGTTCTCAGCCGGATGTCCCAACTTGCCGACCTGATCGATCAAAAAAACTCGCTGTATGATCGGGCGCAGGCCATCGCGAGGAATAAGACGTTCTATACGGACAGACTGAACGGACAGATCAACGTGCTGACGAATCAGCTCTTGTCTACTGCGTCGAACTGGTATACGGATGAGCAGGGCAATATCCTGTTTGTCTCGGCTGACGGCGGAAGCGCCATGATGCTGACTGGTGCCGGATTTATGATATCCAACCAGAAGGATGAGAACGATCAATGGATCTGGAGAACTTTTGGCACAGGCGAAGGTTTTACGGCAGACGAGATCGTCGCCGGATTTATTTCAGCGGACAGGATTGAAGCCGGGTCTATTGCGACCAGCAAGCTTGAGCCTGACGCTGGGAACAAGCTTGTAATCAGCGGGAACCCGGCGTTCTCTGAGATGGAGGGAAGAGTAACAAACGCGGTCATTGAGCTTATGCCGGGGCAGATCCAGTCGGTAGTTGGCAACATCGATCTCGGATATACCAAGACCTATATTCAGAGCACCGACCCGAGAAATGATTCTGACAAAACGATTCATATCGGCGACTACTGGGTCATAAATGAGATTACATGGCAGAACGTCAAAACAGAAAAATGGAACACCATAAAGAACAATTCGTGGAAGAAGTATAATCAGGAAATCACAACGTATTGCTGGAACGGCTCGAAGTGGATCAGGACATATGATAAGTCAGAGATTACGACGGCGTATACGCGCATTACCCAGACGCAGGACATGATCAGGCAGGAGGCCGAGAGGGCGAACGGCGCGTTTGTCAAGAGGACGAGCGTATTACAGACTGCTGATCAGATTGTGTCGGAGGCCACAAAACAGGCGAAGAACGCAGCGGATGGGGCGTATATTGCGCGAACGGCAACGATACAGACTGCTAATGAGCTTATATCAGAAGCTTCAAAGCAGGCCGTATCAGATGCCGGAAGCGTTTATATTGCGCAGACAAAAACGATCCAAAGCGCAGACGATATTATTTCTGAAGCCTCAAAACAGGCTGTATCAGACACCGGAAGTTTGTATATCGCAAGGACAACTACAATTCAGGATGTCAATGGGATTATTTCGAAGGCCACAAAAGATGCGAAGAGCGCTGCCGATGGCGCGTACATTAAGCAGGTCGCTGGAACATATACAACGGCGGAAAGCATTGTGACAGCGGCTCAGACGTATGTGGATGAGAAGGTTACTGCGGATGCAATCCTTGAGGTTGCAAGCGATTCTATTAAGGCTACGGTTACTGAAGAAGTAGGCAAACAAGGATATGCGAAAGTCAGTGGTATAACTATCAATAGCTCAGGTGTAAAAATAGAAGGAAATAAATATATTCAAATGACTTCCGGAGGTAGTTTTAAAATAACTTCCGGAACCTTCAAGGTTGATAGTGACAAATTCTTTATAGATTCAACGACGCGGCGCATGTGGATGATCTATGGAAACCCGAAGCATACGACAAATGATAATGAAGCCTATACGGATATGGGTTGGGAAGTAACAGGAGATGGCATGACGCTTAACGCTTACCAAATGCAAAATAATACACAAATCTCGATTGCAGACCAGTTTTATTTCGGAGTGTTAGTTAAAGAATGGGTTACGGACAAAATATATAAATATGGAAGATCAACCCATTTATTTGAAGACAAGCCATACGTAAACAGATTATTTACTGATTATTTTATATGGGAGTTAGATACTACTGCCGGGGGGACGCTACCTGGTCAAGAAGAAGCGATTAGAAGCGGAAGAATGGATGGTATTATGCTTCAATTAGCTCAACCCACCGGAGCTGTTTTTAAATCCGGTAAAGGTTATGGAGGGGCATTAAGATTCGGGACAACAAATCAGGCGTATTATAAATATGATGAACATGATAGGTTTAATGTAGCATACTATTTTAATGTTAACTATGACTCTGATACTGGCGAAATAATCGGTTACTCTTTAAATTCTGATTGGGCTGAGGCTTGGGTTAATGAGTTCGCACCTGCGACAGATACTGACTGCTGGATTCTTGGAGCAGAAAACAGGCCTTTTTATGAATCGTATATTGATACTGTGTTTTACAACAACTTAAGAGGGATTTCGTCAAGAGAGGCCAAAGAGAATATATATGATTTATCAGATATGGGTGATGCAATAGATCAGCTGACGCCAGTCTCATTCAATTATAAAAAAGGAAATAAAAACATGCATTATGGATTGATTTATGAGGATACAGTGGACGTTCTTCCTGGTATATGCAATGAGACAGAAAAATGTAAATCAATCTCTTATATTGACCTTGTCCCGGTGTTACTGAAAGAAATTCAGTCGCTCCGAAAACGCGTAAAGGAATTGGAGGAAAAATAACACATGAAAACGACTCAGATTAAAGTTGTGGGCGCTTATATCGCGCTGATGAAACTGGCGGATAAACCGCTGAACGGTAAGACTGCGATGGCTCTGTTCCGGCTGAAGAACAAGCTAAGTGAAAACTGGGATTTTCAGCGGGCGGAGCAGGAGAAGTACATCAAGGAATTCGGCGGAAAGGTGAACGATGACGGAAAGGTCACGTTTGAATCGGCGGAGGATGCGAAAGCCTTCGACGAAAAGCTGAGTGAGATTTCGGGCCTTGAGGTTGAGGTTGATGTCCCGAAGATCGAGATCGAATATGAGAATCTCGAGCTGTCTATGGCGGACATTGAGGCTCTGTCCGCGTTCGTTAAGTTCGTGGAGAAAGAGGCCTGAAACCTGTTTGCAAAATGAATCCCTTATTTAATAATAATAGAGGGGGAGAACTTTTTCGCGGCGCTGTGTGTGATTCCGCAGCGCCGCTTTTTTAATTCAGCCGGGGGTGAAATACATGATTATTCAAGGATCAAATAATCCGCTTATCATTCAGTTTGACGCGGAGATTGAAAACATCCCGACGCTGGTTGTTACGCTATGGAAAGATAAAGCCGGATATACAAGCGAGCTGATCAAGAGATGGGAAGCCGAAGATATGACTATCGAGGGCGACACGGCGGTCTGCGAGCTGACAGAGGACGAGACACGAAAGTTTCCCGCGAGCGGCCTTGTGATCGAGGCCAAGGGGCTTGACGAAAATGGCAATACAATCTTCTGGGATCAATACGCGGTGGATATAGGCCAGAGACGAGATCGGGTCATTATGCTGACGAGAACAGATCCTGAGCAAACGGGGGGATGACCATGCCGGAACTCAGAAAACTAAACCGTATTCAGCAGAGCGAGATTCAGATGGACGGCATGTCCAACCCGGAGATCGGGAAGATGAATCAGGTGCGGCAGGATGATGTTCGGATCGTCGGTGTTCCGGTCAACCGCATTGTGTATAAAGAGGGCGGCGGGGTGAAGCTCCCGGATGGCGGAAATACCGGGGATCTGCTGGCGAAGCATTCCGACGAAAACGGAGATGTGGAGTGGATCACGCCCGCGAACAATGCGGAGAAGGATAACACGCGCCCGATCACTGCCGCCGCTGTGTATACGGAAATCGGCAATATCAACGCATTGCTGGCAACTATTTAAGGAGATGAGAAGCGATGAGTACTGCGGTTGAGATTACAAGACTCACAGACGCAAGAAATACAATTCGAGATAAATTGATTGAGCTTGGGTTGGCGACCAGCACGAGCAAATTGGACGCCCTGGCGACTGCCGTGGACGGCATCAGCAACCGTGGCGCGGTTTCGGCGACGGTTCAGGAGGGCGATACCTACACAATCCCGG